ACAACAATCGGAGCCTTTGAATGGCGAAGGGATTGAGAAAAGGGCGGGGCCGCCCAAGGAAAGTCGTGGAGACTGGCCCGGATCGTGGCACACAGGAACAACAAATGAGGCGAATAATGCTGGTCGGTGATTCGGACTCGGCGCTTGCGGAATATCCGCTTGGCGTCATGCTGGCGCGGAAAATCATCACACAGGAGCAGCACAACGCTGGGCTCGGCTTCGCCCGGCTCTACCGCACGGCCAATCCATTTGCCAAGACCAACGGGACGCCATCATCCGGTGAAATGCCGGATGACGTACGGGCAGAGATGGAACGGCGCTACCAGGCGGCCAGAGACACGTTGATGCGCGTAGGTAGATTGGCGTTGGATGAGGTCACCAACGCGGCGGTATTCAACCGGCTGCCGGGATGGGTGGTGCGTTCGACGATCCGCCTATCTGACGGCAGGCATAGGAAGGCGTTACGCGACGGGCTTACTGCCCTTGCTGATGCGTTCGAGGGCAAGATAGCCGCTTGACTATTGTTTGCAATCGCATATACTGCGAAATGGCACCGTGAGTAATTGCGCCCGCTTATCAAAGTGTGGCGAATTTACAACACCCCGACAAATCGTAAATGCCTACAGCACCGACGCAAATCAGAAGTCTGGCGCGGTCTCACACAAAGACCGCCATCAATACACTGGCAGGGATAATGAACGAGACCAGTGTACCCGCAGCGGCTCGGGTTGCGGCGGCAACGGCATTGCTTGACCGGGGATGGGGTAAGGCACCTCAATCGCATGCCGGGGCTGACGGTGAGGGTCCGATAGAACTGGCCGTCCGCATTACCACGCAAGGGTATGGCGAAAGCAACGATTGACCTCCCGCACAACTGGCGGGCTCGGGATTACCAGCGCGACGTATTCGACTACCTTGAGAAGGGCGGTAAACGCGCTGTACTGGTCTGGCATCGCCGGGCCGGTAAGGATGCGACATGCCTTAATTGGGCTGTCTGCGCCGCGATGCGGCGCGTCGGGATCTACTGGCACATGCTGCCGACCACGGTACAGGGCCGCAAGGTGGTGTGGGATGGCATCACCAAGGATGGTGTAAGGCACCTCGATGCGTTCCCCGGCTGGCGGAAGCCCGGCACTGGGATTGTTAAACACATCCGGCACGACGAGATGAAGATTGAACTCGCCAACGGCTCCATGTGGCAAGTTGTCGGTTCGGACAATTACAACAGCTTGGTGGGTTCCAATCCGGTTGGGGTTGTGTTCTCTGAGTACAGTGTGGCCGATCCTGCCGCATGGGACTTTATTCGCCCGATCCTGGCGGAGAACGGCGGATGGGCGGTGTTCCCCTACACCCCTCGGGGGCGGAACCACGGTTACGAACTGTATGAGGCGGCGCGGAAGGCGCAGGACTGGTACGTATCGCTGCTGACCGTAGAGGATACGGGCGCGATATCGCTGGATTCCGTCGACGCCGAGCGGCAGGCCGGCATGTCAGACGACATGATCCAGCAGGAGTTCTATTGCAGCTTTGACGCGGCCTTGCAGGGCGCGTACTACGCCAGGCAGATGGCGGATGCGCTCAAGGATGGGCGGATAGGCAATGTTCCGCATGACCCTGCGGTCAAGGTTGAGACGTGGTGGGATATCGGAGTTGGTGACGCCACGGCGATATGGTTCGCCCAGCGCATCGGGCAGGAAGTCCATCTCGTAGACTACTACGAGTCGTCCGGTGAGGGGCTGGCCCATTATGCCGGCATCCTGCAATCCAAGGCGCGGGAACATGGTTACGTGTACGGTGACCATGTTGTGCCGCATGACATGGAGGCCCGTGAGTTGGGTACGGGCAAGACGCGGGTGGAAGTGGCGCGTTCCTTGGGCCTTGAGGTGGTCGTACAGCGGCAGCAGGCGGTGCTTGACGGCATCGAGGCGGTACGTAACGTCATTCCCCGGTGTTGGTTCGATGAGGCCAGGTGCGGGCGTGGCATCGAGGCGTTACGCCAGTATCGCGCCGAGTATGACGAAAAAAACCAGACATTCCGGCAGCGCCCGGTACATGACTGGGCCTCACACGGCGCGGATGCGTTCCGTTACGGCGCGTTACACGTCCCGCTTGGGGCGACATGGGGCAACCCAATCAAGTATCCGGCGAAATCCGGTGTTGTTTAGCTGAAATCAACTTGAGGTTGATATATTGCCGGGGATTTGGCAATTCGCGGCCAAGAATTACAACCGATAGGAGGTAACGTGAAGATTGAGACGCACACTGACACGCTGTCACCGTGGGCTGATGTCATTCGCATCCTTGGCAACGCGAGCCGTATGGTCGTGAAGGTTGACGGCAAGGAACATCGCGGCCCGGTGACCTTTGAACTCACGGATGACCGCACGGTTGTCATTGAGTTGGCGGACGAACCGAAGCCGGAACCGAAGAAGGCCAAGAGGGTGTTCGGCTGATGTCAGGCATTGTCCTGTCTGCCGACAACCGGAAGCTGGTCAAGCTGATCCAGACGGTTGAGGGCATGATTATGGCCATCGAGCGCATTGAGAGACGGCTTGACGCCCTTGAGGTCCGGATTAATGCGCTGGAATCGCGGCGCGGTCCTGGCCGCCCGCCGAGGGAGGTTGCCTAGTTGTTCGGCAAGGGATCTCGCCCGGCACTCACGGATAACGATCTCAAGGCGGCACTCAGCGCCGAAATCACGTCCTCGCTCGGCTACCTTGGCGGCAGCCTATCGGAGCAGCGGGCGGAGAATCAAAGTTACTATTACGGCGAACCGTTCGGCAATGAAATCGAGGGGCGGTCTCAGGTTGTCCTGCGTGATGTCGCGGACACTGTTGAATGGATCATGCCGTCCCTCATGCGGGTGTTCCTCGCGTCGAATGCGGTCAACTTCGACCCGTTCGGCCCGGAGGATGAGGAAGCGGCGTCACAGGCGACGGATTACGTCAATCACGTCTTTTACAAGGACAACCCCGGATTCAAGATCCTTTACGATTGGTTCAAGGATGCACTGATATTCAAGAACGGCGTCGTCAAGGTATGGTGGGACGACACCGAGGAATCGAAGCGGCACACTTTTACGGGGCTTGACGAGCAGCAGCTTGCGGTGCTGGTCGATGAGCCGAACGTGGATGTTGTCGAGCAACGTTCATACCCGACGCTGGGGGGCGTTGAGGTAGCCGAGGACGCCATTCTTGACCCGGCCTTGCCGGTGATGATGGCGTATGACGTGACGGTTATTCGCACGCAGCCCCGGAACAAGGTCAAGATTGCAGTTCTTCCGCCCGAGGAATTCCTGATCTCGCGTCGGTCCACGTCCATTGAGGACGCGCCGTTTACGGGGCATCGTTATCGGATCACGGTATCCGAGGGCGTGCAGATGGGATTTGACCGCGAGACGCTGTTGAACCACGCCTCGGATGGCGGCTTTGGTGAGTTCAACGAGGAACGCATCGAGCGGTTCAGCAACGATGAGGAATACCCGACCGCAGCGGCCAACATTGACGAATCCATGCGTGAGGTATGGATTGTTGAAGGCTACATGCGGATTGATTACGACGGCGATGGGGTTGCCGAACTACGGCAGATCATCGCGGTTGGCGAGGAAAGCTACGAGATACTGAGCAATGAGGAATGCGATGACATTCCCTTTGTCGACCTGACGCCGATTCCCGTCCCGCACAAGTGGTCGGGGATGGGCATCCCGGATCTCGTGAAGGACATCCAGCTTATCCGCAGCACGATCCTGCGGCAGTTGCTGGACAACATGTACCTGACCAACAACAACCGGACGGCAGTTGTCGAGAATCAAGTTAACCTTGATGACCTGTTGAACAACAGGCCGGGCGGTGTGGTGCGGCAGAAGGCACCAGGCATGATTGAACCGATTGTCAATCAGCCGCTCGGGCCGTTTGCGTTCCCCCTGCTTGAGTTCATGTCGACCGTCTCGGAAACTCGGACAGGGATTACGCGGTACAACCAGGGGCTTGACGCGGAGACCCTGAACGACACGGCAACGGGAATGGCGCGGATTATGTCCGCCGCCAATCAGCGCCTTGAGTTGTACGCCCGTATCTTTGCTGAAACTGGCGTCCGGGGGTTGTTCAAGAAAATACTGCGTCTTGTCGTCAACAATCAGGACAAGGCCCGGACTATCCGGCTTCGGAACGAGTGGGTGCCCATCGACCCGCGTTCGTGGAATTCAGACATGGACATGACGGTCGAGGTCGGGCTTGGGTACGACAGCCGCGAACAAGAGATGATGGCGGCGCAGATGATGCTGGCGACGCAGGAGAAGGCCATCCAGTATCAGGGTGGGGCTCAGGGGCCGCTTGTGACCCTCGGCAACGTCCACAACACGCTTAAAAAGCTGACCAAGGCGGTTGGCTTCCGCGATGTTGACAACTTCTTTGCTGACCCGGATTCGCCCGAGATGCAGCAGATGATGGCGATGAAGGCGCAACAGCCTCCCCCGCCGAATCCGCTTGTCGAGATCGAGATGATGAAGGCACAGGCGAAGCAACAGGGCGACGCCATGAAGGCCCAGCAGGACGCGCAAGAGGCGGCGCAGCGCCTGGCGATTGAACGCGAGAAGATGGCCGTTGATGCCCAGCGTTCACAGCGTGAACATGAGTTGCGTATGGCTGAGATGCAGCAGCAGTTTGCGTTGGAGCGCGAGAAAATCGCGGCACAGATGCAGATTGAGTCCGCCAAGATACAGGCGGAAAACGCGGCGGCGGCGCAGAAGCTGGCGAATGAGGCACAGATAGCCCGCGAACGTCTTGCCGTAGACATCGAGATGAAGGCGCATGAAAGCGCGGAGAGGTCGAAGGAACGGGCGGAACAGCCGCCGCAGTCGAAAGAGGCGCGTGAGTCTACCCCGGTGGTGGTGAACATCGGCGGCAAATCCAAGACCGTTCGTGTTGCCCGGCAGGCCGATGGTTCGATGATTGGTTCGGTGGCCGATGACGACTGAGGGCCGGCTTCCGGTAGGCGTTTCCGGGGAGTTCCTGTCGACCTCGATTGTCACCGACAGCGAGGGCGTGAAGACCCATCGGGAAGCGGTGGTTATTACCGACCCGAATGCACTCGATGCCCGCGCCAACGTCAGGGC